TTACGTGATTTACTTAATCTGATTATATTTGCAGTTCCACCACCGATGTTTATAAAAGGTGTTCCTTGTACATTATTAACACGAAGCAAACTTCCCATCTCAAAGGGAATAGATGCAAGATTTACTGTTTCAGTATCTCTTGGTTTATCAACATCAAGAACAGTTGTACCTGGCAAATCAACATCAAATCCTTTTACATATGCACGACCTGGTGATAATTTTACACAGAATATATCATCACTTGGTATATTTCCTTCGTCAGTTAATCTATTTTCTGTAAATAAACCATCATTTCCAATTTCGTTATTAAGAGATTCTTGAATATCAATACGAAATGGTTCAACAGAGTAATCACCTGATTCATCATAAGTTCTCTTTGCAAAATATTTTTTGAGTTCACTATATGTTGAAGTATCTTGTAATTTTTTGACTTCACCCTGATCAGTTCTCATTAATTCTACAAAGTTTGTATCTTCGTAGTCATCTAATGCTTTTTTAGCTAATTTAACAGATATTTTGAATCTATCAGCGCCTGGTGCAGCAAAGTTAGTAAATCCTTTTGCATTATCATATAATGAAGCATCATCATTTGAGTTTATTATTTCTTCAGAAACATCAAAACCAATTCTATATGATGGTGTTACAGAATATGGTTCTAATATGATAAGTGATGATGGTACATCAACAAAACTTCCACGTAAAAAATAGATTCCTGCCTGTACACCAAAGGCAGTTCCTGTTGCTGTTGCATCCTCAGAAACAAGTGTTAATACAGTTTCTCCAATAGTTAATGTAGTATTGCCATATGTTAAAGGTTCCTCAAGAACTAATATTTCACCATCTGGAAATGCTGCACTTTCTCCGTCGGTTCCTGATTGTTGATACTTAACAAAAATTGTAATATTTTCAACACCTTCTGCTGGTGGTAATATGAAATTCTTTATAACTGCAACTGTACCTGAAGATTGACCTCTAACTCGTATTCCTCTACCACCATTTGATGCTATAATTTCATTCAAATAAACTGAAACATCAATGCCGAGATGTGTATCGTTTATTTTTGCAGCAAAATATGAATTATCAAGTTCAATGTTACCAGGTATAACCATTGAACCTTCTTTAAAGATATGCTTACCAAAAGACTCAACCTGATTTTGTAAAAGAGACTGTAAACCAGTTAATTCTCTTGCCTGTACAGGATAACCAGGTTTGAATAGTATTTTGTAAAAATTGTCATCCTTATTAAAGTCATCATAATAAGGTGATATATTTAAATTAGTCTTTTGTGGCATTTTAGAATTCTAGTATAATTTTAATATCTTCCTTTTGACGGGAGTTCCTAACAATTAATGGTCTGTTATCCAAATAAACAACTTCTCCTGACCCTTTATTTATCTCAGAATTAGAAAGTCCTGAAATAAAGTTAACTCCCAAGTTTATTAATTTATTACCTGATGGGTTTGTTGTTATACCTGAGAAATTGCGAGATATTGAACCAGAGAAAAATGATGATTTACCCTCAATGTTATTTGCACCAACAACTGACTCAAATTGATATATTCGACCAGCAGTTGAAATACCAGCATAATCAGTATGATCATAAGTTGTACGATTGAAGTTGAGAGAGCGATCTCTAAAATACTTCAATACTTTTGTTTCAGAATCATAAGATGCAACGTATGCTGTTGCATTTTTACCTGTATTTGGTGAAATAGTTAAAACCTGTTTAATCTCCTCACCAACTTGTGGAACTCCAGTAACAGACTCAAATTTAAGTGCTTGTAAAGATGAATATGTATTATCTGTATAAGTTACAGACGTACCTACTTTTGTTGGATTTTTTACCACTCCTACCTGTGCAAATTTAGTATCAACTGGAAAATCTTTAGTTGAATCGTCAAATCTTGCGTAAACAATTACTCTATCAGTTCCGAGTTCAGTATATACATTATGACCGTGCCCTAATCCTGGTGGAATGATAGGAACAAGTTTAGCACGACCAGTCGATGTACTAACACCACTACTTAATGTTCCTAAATCTACAATACCATAACTATAACCTTTTCCTCCTGCACTAACCACAACATCTGTAATTGAACCATTTACAACATCAACTCTTGCTTTTGCTCCTTCACCATCACCTATAATATCAACTTCTTGACTTAAACCATTTGCATATCCACTACCAGAATTTTCAATATAAACATGTTTTATTTGATTTTGATTTACCTCAGAGTCTCCATTTTCACGAACCGCTCTGATTTGAGAATCTTGGCTAGAGGTCCAACTATTTGGAACAGTAATAAATTCAGTTGAGTCAAATTTAATAATGTCACTAGGTGAAACAGTGAAAAGATACTTCCAAAGATATCCGTCACCGCTATTTCCTGCCTTGGAAGGTTCCAAATCAGTGAAGGTTGGCTCATCTTGGGAGACATTTCCAAGCGGGTTAGAACCTGTTGATCCATTATCAATACAAACGTAAACTTTGAAGTCGGAATTAAGTACGTAGTAGTTCGCATCATATAACCTATTTGCTTGTGTTAATGGACTTGGATTTTCGACACTATAATCATCTCTATAAATTTCATATCTACTACCAGCAACCCAGTCTACTCTTCTTATAATTCTTCTAATATTCGCAGATGATATTTTCTTACCAAACATCATCGTATCACCTGTATGAATACGATATGAAAAACTATCAGTCGGTGCAGGTGTAGATGAGTTCCAATCAGAAGATCTTCCATAACCAACAAGAGACCCTGTTCCAGCTGGATTTGGTAATCCAATAAAAACGTAATATGAATTATTGATGTTTTCTACTGACTCAACAAAGTTGTTAGCATTCAGAATTCTAAATTGATCAGTAATTATCGCTGACATTGTTAATTAACTTTTTCTTTTTATTTATAGAGGTAACGTAATCAAATTCCGAATACCCTTATGGCACCTGATGATCTTAGACCCCTTAGTGACCCTGCGGTATAGTTCTTTCTTTGAATAGTTGGGAAGGTAGTCAAACCAGTATTAACTGTAAGACCAGTAACTCCTATAGAGATAGGAGAATCATCACGAGTTAGATTATATAATCTACCCCAAGAAATTTTACCCAATTCAGTACTAATACCAGGATTTGAACCATCAAAATTTCCAGTTTGTGCAATACCTAATATTGAAGAGGTACTGTTTGTATGTACATTACAAGTGATCTCACCATTTTCACCAAGAGTAGCTACATTATTAACCTTATAGATGTTATCGACAAACGTAGTTCCAATACCTACAACTGATGAGTCTTGACTATCGACTGATGTGACACCGTTTCCAACTGAGGTGTCTTTTATAAACACAGGATAATTAATAAGTAAACTGTTTGCTGCTTTGTCTGCTCTAAAGAAGAACTTAAGTGCTAATGGGTGTCCACCAGTTCCTGTAGTTGTTGTAATACCTGTAATGATACCAGTAAATCCTTCGACATTATCAATTGATGTCACCTTCTCAGTTTCAAATGTTGGTAACTCAACCAAAACTTGTGGTGGTGTTAATGATGAGTAACCTAGACCTGGATTAGTTATAGTTGTGCCTGTTATTGCACCGTTAGATATAGTTGCTGTTGCTGTTGCTGTTGTTCCAACACCAACAGGAGAACCTATTGTAATTGTTGCAGTGCCAGTATAACCTGAACCACCATCAGTTATTGTTAATGAGGATATAGTTCCTACACCAGATACATTTGCAGTCATAGTAGCACCAGTTGGAATCAAACCAGATGTAACCAATGCATCTACAGAATTAAATGCTAAATTATAATCACCATCAGATTCGTCTGGATTACTTGAACTCAGATGATCTCCTTTTTCGTAGAAGAATACTTCCGCATCATCAACAAATATACCATTAAGATTACCTACTCCTGATGTTTCAGTAAAATCTCCTATAATTTTTGAAGTTGGATAAACTTGAGGTTCAAGAATCTCTCTTGACTTATCAATTTTCTTACCATTTAATATAATGTCAACTTTTTGTTTAGTCCATCTAATTGGTTTATTATTATTTTCATCAATACCACGACCAGTGTAAATATCAGTTTCAACAAGTTTTGCACCTAATAAAGCATTTATTGTTCTTTCATCTTGTTGTGAAGTTGTAATTCCAACAGGATGTTTGAATACTCTTAATTCATCACCAATTTTTACTGTTTGCTGAATATCTGCTACGTCAACATCAACTCCCTCTTGACCTTTGTAGAAGAAAATATCTACCTTAGCCTCTGCTCTTGGTGCTTCTTCAAATTCAAATGTAGTACCACCTTCAAATTGATATGCTTCTCCAGGTTTCTGTAATACACCATTAACAAATATTAGTAGAATTGAATTTAAGTCTATCAACTGAGAACGTGAGTTTGTAAGATCTTTCTCAAAACTTAGTAATTGACCATTAAAGAATAATGGGAATCTCTTTCTTGCACCATCTTGTAAGTTCTTAATAGTATCAATAAAATCTAACTCACCAAATTGCCAAGCAGAAAACTTATCACTGAATATTTGAGTTACCTCTAATTCAAATTCCTGTATAGGTGCTGAAAGGTGAGCAGCAGTAACTAATCCAACAGGTTTGAATTTATCACCAACTTTAAATGAGTGACCAGGTCTTGCAATAGCAAACTCAGATATTTCAAATGTTGTTGAACCGATACCTACAGTTGTTTTTGCAGCACTGACTTTTACATCAACTAATAAATTAGAACCCGTATCTGTAGTTAAACCAAGACCAACTCTTGAGATACCTATGACTGGTAAGTTGTCATAATTAGGTTGAGGAATAATTATTTCAGGATTTACATAACCAGAACCTGCCTGTGTAATTGTAAATGCAAGAGTACCGCCAGCACCGACTGTTGCAGTTACTTCTGCACCTGTTCCAGCACCACCACCAGCACCAACATTCAATGTAATAGTATTAGTTGTAGTTGCTATTATTGCAGTTTGTATTCCAGCGATAGGATCTGAGTTAGGGAAACTTGTCTTAGATACTGAACGAGGATATGGATGATCTGAGAAGAAATTATCCTTTGAACACTTGAATACTAAACCACCAGTATCAATACCAACTGTATCACTTGTTGATAAACCGTGATTAGGTATTGTGAGAACTAACTGTCCAGAATGAGAAGTATAAACTGCATTGGTTGCAGTGAATGCATTAGCACCTGTCGCAGCAAAATTACCCTTGCGAATTGAATTGATACCTGCACTTACAAATCTATGTACGTATGCTTGGTCTGTGACACCAATTGCAACAGAACCACCACGATATCCTGAACCAAATGTAAGATCTTCAAAGAATTCAAATGCGTGTCCACCACCAACATAAGTATGGAATATTGTACTTGGACCTGCTTGAACCTCAAATGTCCTATCAGACACAATACCTACTAAGAATAAAGGTCTTTCGTGATCTTGGAATATTGTTGTAGTAACTCCACTATAACCTACACAGCTGAACTCAAGATTTTTTAATTTAACTGTGTTTGGTCTTTCAAGTGCAAATCCGTGAACCTTATTAGTTGTTACAGTAATGATACCAGTTATATTATCATAGGCAGCGGTCTGTATACCAAGGTTAAATCCTGATGATGTAGCGATACCAACAACACTTGTAATTCCACCATTTGCATCTTTAAATGCTTTTACCTTTGCTCCTTGTAGTGGTGCATATCCTGTGCCTGGTGTAGAACCTAATGAAACTATTAAACCACCTCTTGGAACTTGGTTTTGGTTTATATCAAATTCGGATACAATAAAATCACCATTTGTAGATGTTATACCACTAAACTGAACAGTTGATACACCAGCAGTTGTATCTGATATAAATTCATAATTACTTCCAGTATTATTAACAGTTTTGGGAGTCTGGAATACGCCATTAATGAATAGAACGCCATTACCTACTCCAATGCCTGAAGATGTATTTGCACCACCTACAGTAAGTGAATAAGTTTTACCTATTCCAGTAAAGTTGTCAGATATATCATCAAACAACATATTAGTTTCATAGTTACTCCTCAAGAATGTTCTGCCACTAAAGTTTGCTCTTACAAAAGGTAAGTTAGTTTCATCTCTTCGTGATCTATTATTTCCTTTTGGTGGATCAGAGAAGAAAACTGTGCTATCAACAATATTGAATGCTCCTCTGTGAACTCTCGTAGTTGAGTTTACTACGTGTGAAGTTGCTGCAATACCTAATTGACCTCTATCAACTTTAACAACTGGTAGAGTTGCAATACCAAGTGATACGTCAGTTGAGTCATTTATAACTCCAGTAGGTGTGCTTGAGAATCCAACTTCAGTAACTTTAACATACTCATCATCAATTTTAAGGAAATCTCTTGGTGCAACAGAACCAATTCCACTCAGAACAAATTGAGATAATCCAATACCAATACCATTGTTATACGTAAATCCATCAAAAACTCCTAGATTATGTGTAATGGAAGTAAATGTAACAGGTTGCTGAACAACACCATCTAAACCAATTATCGTTTTTGTAAGTGCCTTTCTCATCGTCAACCTATGAGCGTTACCTGCTCCAATACCTGTAAATGTCACAGGATTACCTGATGAAACATATTCTGGTTTTGTAAATAATTGAAATTGATTTTCATCAATTACTTTTGCATATACAGTGCTTGGTAGTAAAGTTGTAACCACTCCAGCAATATTTGCTGTTGAACCTATGGAAATCGCTGTACCTGCTATTCCTATGAATGTAGAATCTGGTGTATACGTTAGTTCCTCATTTGTATTAAAGAAGTGACTATTAATGTTAATTGTGCTCGTTGTTGTGCTAATTGTTCCAGATGGATTGAATTTCTTAGAATAGATTGGAACTTCATTATGCTTTAATACAAAATCCTTTTTGTTAGCTCTAAGTCCAGCAGCACCATCGTATGTTGTCAAAAATACTCTCTGATTAACTGTACCATAAGTTAAATCAGGAGGAGTATTCTCAAAATCACTTGCTGTATATAAAATTTGATTATATGACTGAACCTCTACAAGAGAATCGAACTCTGCGTCAGGATAAAATCTTAGATTTATGTTGTCACCACTTATTTCACCACCGAATGTTCCAATACCTGTTGTAGAACCAGCAGATACAAATGGATATTGAACTGTTAATATGTCATCAACATCACGAACCGATATGACCTGATGAACCGCTGATGTCTCTCCGCAAGAAACTCTGACTAAAGATTTTACACTACTATCGATTAATTTATTTAATGTTGCATAAGTTATTGTACTTGCAGTTCCAGTAACATATCCAGACTCTAATCTTGCACTTCTTTCAGCACCAGCAGGTTGTCCAGAAACTGAGAACCTGTAAGTACCGATACCTGATGCTGTAGATCCTAATCCTACTATATTTGCTCTTACATCAAGTGTGTTTACTCTATCATTTTCGCATTGTAATTTTATTAAATTATTTTCAAATCTAGCTGTTATTACTCCTACTACACTGTTACTTAATCCAGATTTTGTATCAACATATGTTTCAGCGATAGTTGTATCTGTACCATCAAAATCAACAATAACTTCATTGTAATTTATTTCTTTAGTTACACTATCTTGAACAAAAATAGTTGCATATAATGAATTGAAATCATAACTTGGCACTTCAAGAATAGATGATGTTGTAAATCCAACAGTCGTGCTACCTATACCTGTGTTTACACCTGTTAAATCGACGCTTCCAATTCCATTTGTACCAATACCAGTTAAATCTGTGTTAAAATCAATTTTTAAAAGTTTGATATCATGATCTTTTAAGAATTTTTCTGTTGGAGTAAATAAAAGATTCTTAGTGCCTGTCGCTAAAATTTCAGTATCAAAATCACCTAACTTAACTGTTGTAAAATCAGTTGTCTTTTCTAGGATGAATGCATTGCTCTCAGTCGTTAAAGTAACTAATTCAGAGAATTGAGTATCAAAAGTATCAGGATCAACAATTTGTACAAGATAATTTGCAAAATCTTCAATCAAAGGTTCAATGACAGTATTAGTGCTTTCAAACCCTTCACTGGAGAAATTTTCACTTATATCGTCGTGTAGTAAGACTCTGTTAGTTTTGCATCTTGTAAAATCAGTTAATGTTCTATTTTTAAATGTCAAAAACTTAGATCCATTAATTCTTGTATCAAAGTCTCTCGCAAAATCAAAATTATTGATTGCATCTACTCTTTGTTTGTCATTAAGTTCAAGAACATTACCAACATCTAATACAACTGTTTGATTTGATTCACGGACGCTACCAAATCCAACTGCAAGATTTGATGTAATTGCTGTATCAGCAAAATTCTTGAGTCCTGATGGATGAACTAAACGATTTACAGGATTAACAAATTTTTCCCATTCAACTGAACTCTTAACTGTGTATGATAAATTTTGATAGTAATCATTATCAGGAATAACTTGATAATCTTCGTTTAATTTACCAATATCATCTAACCAACCATAATCTTGTCTATTTGAAAAATCAGTAGTAAATTTAGCTTGATTGTCAACAATACTTGTAATCTCAGCAGATACGTTACTTAATTCACCTTTAATTCTATCACCTTTTTTGATTTTATATTTACCATCAATTTTTATATAATCATTTCTGACTTCAATAACTGTCAAATCAGTAATAACATTACCAACAATCAAAGTTTCTTTTAATTCAAATACACCTCTTGATTGAATTGGTTCAATTACAGGATACTTTTTCTTATTAATTAATGTAGCGTAACCAGATTGGAAAGTTTTAGCAATACCAGGATTTGTTGTTACACCTGCTGTGCTAAACTTTAATATACATTGTGTTCCGACAATATAATCATCT